GGAGAGGACATTATCTGTGGAATCTACAAAGACTTGAAGCACAAGTATCTCGTTGCGAATCCCTTTGATATGGAAACAATGACACTCGTTGATGCGATGGGAATTCCCAGAAAAGAAAAGTTGGTTCTCAAAAAGTGGATCAACTTCTGCAAAGGTGATAAGATCACAATTCCAAAAGACCATGTGGTTGGCATTCTCTCTCCCACTGAAGACTTAGTGCAAGCCTACTTAATCGCAAAACAAAAAACTTCCGAGGTTGGAAAGTTAACTGAAACGGAAATGAAAGAGATCGAAGATGAGATGAACCAAGCACAACAAATGCTCGGTCAGATCATGGACGGGATCATGCAAGGAAAGATAGACCCCGAAGAACTCGAAGACTTCGTAGAGGATGAAACAAATGAATTGTTTGATGATATGCCAGTTGATGATCAACTAGAGGGAGGAGTTGATTGGGATGAGGACACGGACGAAACCAATTATGGATCGCATCCTGATCACTGGAGTCCTGATCCAGAGGACTATATCTAATAATATATAGATCCCCCCGTGAAAGGATACACTCTATCTAGTATTGAAGACACGCAGCCGGCAAAACAAACTCAGAAGAAAAGAAAAAAACTTTATACTTGACAACTTGTTCATATGTGGTATGTTATGCGTGTCAGTAAAAATTATGGAGACAACAAATGGATGAACAAACACCAAAGAAAGAGGGTGGTTCATCTCGACCAAGTAATCACTATATCGATAACAAAGAATTCTACGCTGCCATGATAGAATGGAAGAAGGTAGTGAATGCAGCCCTTGAGAATGATGAACCAAAACCTCCAGTAACAGAATATATCGGTAAGTGTTTTTTAGATATTGCCGAACACCTTTCGTATCGTCCCAACTTTATCAACTACCCGTATCGGGAGGAGATGATTGGGGATGGTATCGAAAATTGTTTGATGTATGCCAGTAACTTTGATCCCGATAAATCAAAGAACCCCTTCTCGTATTTCACTCAGATCATTTACTTTGCCTTTCTGAGAAGAATCCACAAAGAGAAGAAGCAAACATACATCAAGTATAGAATGATCGAGGCGACGGACATCTTTGGCGATGTCAATAGAAATCTATTAGACACCGGGTCTGTGAATGAAAATTCCTCTAACCCACTAGCAGATCACTTTTCTTTAAGTGAGGCAGATATTAAGAAGTTTACGCCAAAGAAAAGGAAAAAGAAGACGGATGAAAGTAGCAATAATTAATGATACGCACTTCGGTGCAAGGTCTGATTCTCAGATCTTTATCGATTACTTTATGCGGTTCTTTGAGGATGTGTTTTTTCCTTACCTGAAAGAAAACGACATTGATACAGTACTGCACTTGGGTGACTTGATGGACAGGCGAAAGTTTGTTAA